TAAAATCTTGGCGTTTTAACTTGCTTTCCCATTAATATCCTCCTGTACTACTACGTCTTGTTTGGGTTTTAATTTTTGTTTTTTTAGTTGGCTGTGCTTCTGGTAATCCATAATCAGGTAGGTTGTATGAAGTAACTGCAACTTTACCTTTTCTTCTTTTATCTTTAAAATTATCCCAAGTGTCTGCTTCTATATCCATAGACCAATTACTTGATCCCCAAGACAATCCACTTTTTGTAAATTTTTCTGTATATCTTTCTGCTTTATTGTTACAAGCAATAACGTCAATAACTTGCATAAAACCTTCATATGTAAATAATATTTGATTACTTAAAGTTAAATTGTTTAATGTAAATATAATTATAGTATTATTATTACCTTGTAAATACCAACCATCTGGAAGTTGTGGTGTTATAACAGGTTTTCCTTCAAATTTTATTTGTAACCCTGCAACACCAGATAATGAATTTACATAACATTCCCCATTATCGCAGGATATAGTTACAATTTCTTCTAATCTAGTGTTTTTGTTGTATTTTTTATTTAAATCTATAACTTTCATTAATTACCTAATATTTCTCCTACTAAAGTTACTACATCTAACACATTAACAACACCATCACCTGTTATATCTGCATTATCGCTAACTTCTTGTTCTCCTAATATCATTTGCAATAAAACGACAATATCTAATACATTAACTTGTCCATCTTGATTTAGATCGCTAGATAAATCAGTATAAACACCATCTTGTGTAAATGTTAAATATTGAACATTACTATCATTATATACTTTTATCATATATGTAACTTCTATGACATCATCTTCAGAATCTAATTCAAACTCATATTTTTTGGATAAATCAACTTTTCCATTGTAATTATTTGCCATATTAGATATACTTTTTGTATGATTTATAATATTCATAGCTGATGGTGCATTTTCTTCTGAATATATACCATTTTGTAATGGTTCTATATTACTTTCTTCAGGAAATGTTATAGGATTACCACTTTCTGTATAAACATTTATTACAAATATATCATAATCCCAATCCTGATTTAAATTTGTTACTACATTAGCTGTTATTGGATTTAATAAATTATTTCCATTTTCCCAACTAAATTGAAATGTTGGTAATTCAGGCTCATCAACAAACTCATCTACTACATTATCTTGGTTGTAATTAGGATTGTCAGTTGGATCACCTAAATCAAAATTACCTTGCCCATTATTACCAGCTCCATCTACTATATTTTCATTTACAAATATATCTTCTTCTGGAAATCCATAATCACCACGATGTATTTGTATAGCATCAATACTAACTTTGTCTAGTGATTTTGATACTTTTGTAATAAAAAAAACATCGTATATATATTGACCATTCTTATTTTGTGGCTTTGTATAATCATAACCAAAAGCAAGTTTATCACCAATAAGCTCATCAAACTTTATATAATCTCCCACTTCTAAATTAATATAACTTATTGGTAATTGTAATTTTGTTATTAAATGTTGATTAGCATACCAACATACTAATTTCTTTTGTAGTTTTCTAGCTGTAATATCATCTCTTATATAATCAGTTTCTATTTCTAATTTACATTCATTGGGTTTTAATCCGTAATATTCTACACTATATTGATTTTCAGGTTGCCCTACATACATAAATTGAGATAAAGTATCTAAATTTTCATATGTATTACCATCATTATCAATTAAAGAATACCCTGTTTCTTTATCGTATTCACCTGATGCGTAATTTTTTTTGTATTTTACATTCACTTGATTATATATATCATCTATTTTTGTTAGTTCATACGAATATGATATTATATCGTCTTTGTTAATAATATTTACATTATCATATGATTCTATAATTTGTTTGTTTTCTAAAAATTTAAATTGTCCAAGTTCATTAAAGCTAGGTATTAAAGTTGATGATTTGAACATTTTCTCAAAAACAGATTTTGCTTCTTCTTGTTCATTTAAGGTAAAAGCATATTGCCAATTATCTGTTGTATTTGATAATTCTACTTCACCTTGATAATTAAGTTCTTGATTTAATATGTCTAACATTATATTGTCTGCTTTTGTATATGGATTTAATGCAAAAGGCTCTACCATTCTAAACTGTAACTCTATTGGTCCATAATCACCATATTCAACAGCATTACCAGAAGGTAATTCAAATAGTTTTATTTTATATATACCACTACCATCATCATATGGATATTCCCAATTAAAATATACCCCATCCCAAATACTAGCTTGTTGTATAGATAAATGTAACTCTACTGGATTATTGTCTATAAAATTTTGCAAATATTGTGCAGAAGAAGCATTATCAGATTCATTTATTCCTAAACTTAATATATAAGTTTTTTCTCCTAATTCATCCTCTACAACTTCTATTCTATAAGCATTTATCAAATCTGAAATGACATTTTGATAATTTGATTGAGCTACTCTACCTGCTACATCTAAATAAAATGTTTCATTTAAAGGATCGGTTATTACTGCATCTTGTAAAACCCAAGCATTATATAGTTGAGCTGCAACAAAACCCTCATCATTACCTGCTGTTGTTCCTTTTTTAGGATATTGTGGAATACCAAATTGTATACTATTAAAACTTGTTGTTTTATTAAATGTTTCTGATATAGCTTCTGCATTAAATGCTGATACTGATTCTTCAGTTGAAGTTTGGTTATCATATTCTACTTGCTCAAAATCAGAATTTGGTAAGTATGGTGCATTTAATTCTTGCATATCACTTGCTCTTAAATAATTATTATCTTGTATGTCTTTATCTAATACAACTAAAAAATTATTTGTCCAAAATTGTGCTGGATAAACATTTCTTTGGTTATCTCCTGTTGTCATATCACTTAAAGAATGATATTCTGCATCATATATAATTTTAGTTACACAATCATAATCACCAACATTTTCTTTTAACTTTAAACGTATATAAGCACCACCTGATTTGTTACCATCATTTCTTTCGCCATCTATATTTCTACCACAAATATATAAACCATCATTTATAGTACCATTTTGTATTCTTGTTATTGGAAAAAAACCATCTCTACCACTTTGTATCCATTTAGTGTCTATAGATGAAAATACACCTCCATTAATATTTTCATTAGATGCAGTAGGTTGCCACCAAGTTTGATCGCTAGAACTCCAATTATTATCATAAGCATCTGAATTGAATATATGGTCTTTTTGATAAGGTTCAAATCCACCTGATTCACCACTAACAAAGTTTGTGAATCCATATATACGATTTATAGATTCGTTATCACCACCTTGCACATTATCACAATATGTAAAACATTCAATAGATTCTATAGGTCTATAAAATCTTGTTGGTAATCCATATATATCTTCTAACGCAATTAATGCGTCTGAATTTACAATTATAGAAGCAGATGTATTATTACCATTACTTTGTTTAAAATTGTATATTTTATCATTTATAGGTAAATCATAATCTCCAAAACCCCAATCATCTGTTAATTCTCTAAATATAGGTGAAAAATTTTCATTGTAAATAGATAAAAATGCTTGTGTATTTTTAAGATAACCTTGAGTATATAATCTATGACCTGCATTAAGTTCATATCCCCAATTTTCGGATTGTGAATCCCACATACCAGACACCAATTTACTAGGCTTATCTATATGAAATTCGCCTATTTTATTTTCTAGCTGACCCATTTCATTTAAACCAGAAAAACGTGTAATTAAAGGTGATTTATCAACGTATCCATAAACCATAGGAAATGGCTTACCTCTATCATCTTCTCTGTATAAAGATTCATCAGGAACTAATGTGCTTGGTATTTTAGTGCTCAGCATTTGTTCTGTAATATCTTCTATTTTTAAAGATATAGTTTCTGCCGATTGACTATAACGTCTAACAGTTCCAGTATAAACAAGTAAACAATCTTCTATTTTATCTATACCATTAGCACAATAATAAATTTCACAAACTGCATTAAGCAAATTCTGCACATCATCACTAAATACTTTTCCTTTGTAATTTGAATTAGAAATAGACAAAGAAACAGTAGAAATTGTATACTTATTATTTACAAGATCTGCTTTACTTTGTATGCTTGGCGTATTTAACAATAAAGGATTAAAATTAATACCACTAAGATTAGTTTCTTTGATGGATAAATTAACAGATTCTGCATTAGACCAAGTATCTCGCTCATCTAGTCTAACATTTTTATAAAATCTAATTATAGGAAACAATGATGTTCTTACACCATTTCCTAATGCTTGTTTAAATTTTAATGGTAATTCTATCATTAACCGATACCAAAATCGCTACCTCTACGGACAGCTTCTTTAATTGATTCTGCAAGTTCACCTTCTACAAAATCTTGTGTTAAAACATTACCTGTAACGCTTACGTTAATACTAGCACCACCACCTGATTGATTCATTTGGTTAAGGGTTTCTAAGCCGATAGATTCTACTGCATTTCTACTCATAACAAACTCGCCACGTTCTGCTTCTATAATAGTACCACCTTGTGAGTGTCTGTTTCCACCTACATAACCACCTTGTTCAAATTTTCCGTAAATACCACCTCCACCACTACTTCCAGCACCCATATTATTAAGTTGTGTTTCTATTTTAGCTACGTTAGCTAAACCTTGAGCAATTATTGCAGCACCTGTAACAAAACCTAAAGTACCACCTTGTTTAAATGCTTTGTTTGCACCTGCGTATGTATCAATAATAGCTGCTGCTTGTGCAAGTCTTGCTTGTTGTTTGGTATTTTTTCCTGTAGAACCTACTAAATTTCCTAATGCACCTGCCAATCTACCAAATGATTTTATTTTAGCTTCTTCTATATTTAATAGTGTCATTTCTTGATTTATTACTACACCTAATTGTTTAGCGTAAGCATCAGCAGCTATTATTGCATCAGAATATCTTCCTGAAGTTGTAGCATCATCTACTTGAGTTTTAAATTCTGCTAGTAATTTAGTATTTTTTTCTAAAGATTGCCTAAGTATATCTTCTTGTGTTTCTGGTAAATCTATTATAATTTGTGTATTTAATGTTGTACCTATATTTTCAGTTAAAGTTTGAATTTCTTTCATTAAAACTTTTATTTGTGCTAATGTAACAACATCTTTTTCAAATAAAGCCAAATCTTTTTCTAAAATTGCTATAGTATCAAATGAATCTAAAACTTCAACTAAAGCATTTTTAAAATCTTGTGGAAAATCTAATGCTTCTAAATCACCAGAAAACATTCTAAATATATCTCTTAAAGTAGCTGCTAATGCTTCAGGGTCTGTTAAAACTTCTGTTAATGATTTTCCAGAACGTTTTACAAAATCATTCATTAAATCAACTGCTTTATTTAAATCAATATTATATTTTTCAAATGTACCAGAAAATTCTTTTTGTACCCTTTCTTGTAATTCTATGTTATTTTTTAATGCTTCACCTAATTTATTTTCTAAATTTTCACGCATTTCAACTTGATTATTCATATCTTTAAAAGTAATACTTCTTTCTAATTCTCTTTTTTGTATTCTTAATAAAGCTATATCATACTCTCTAGTATTAATTCTTAATTGTTTCATTTTTCTAACTACAGTTTCTAATGGTGTTTCTGACATTTGTCTTAAACTTTCTGTAGCTTTATTTAAATTTTCAGTAACTTGTCTTAAACCTTGACCACTAGGACCAAGTAAAAATTTACCTAATGCAGATGAAGTTTGAAAAAGTGCATCTTGCATATTTGATAAAGAACCTGAAAAAGTTTGTGCTAATTGTGTAGTTGCACCTGCAATACCAGCACTAGGATCAGTAAAAGTTTCAATCATAGCCTGTCTAAATTGTGGTAATGTTAATTTTGTTAAATCATCTATACCCTTAAAATCTTTAATAAGGTTTAATATACCACGTTCTCTTAATACATCTGCTGCTCCTACTCCACCTGCAAATGCTCTACCCATAGCTTGTGCAGCATCTACTACATCTGTTCCCATAAAAGCTGCCAAATCTGCTGTTGGTTTTATAGCTTGTTCTGCATCTAAACCAAATGCTTTTAATTGAGTACCTGCTTCTACAATTCTATCTATAGCAAAAGGTGTTGTTGCTGCAACATTAGTAAAATTTGCAAATACAGTTTCACCTCTTACAAGGCTTCCATATAATGACGATAATCTTTTTTGTAATTCTTCAGTTCTAGATGCTGCACCTACTACTCTAGTTGTAAAAAAAGTAAATGCACCAGTTGCTAAACCTGCACCAAATGAAAGTAACAATAATTTAGAACGTATTGTCGATAATCTTAAACCTAAAATACCAAATGCTTTTGAATTTCTTTGAGTTCTTGTAGTTAGTAATCCAAATGTTCCTGCTAATCTCATTAAAGGACCTTGAGCTTTATCACTTCTTTTTTTAACTTCTTTTAATTCTTCGTTATATTTTCCAGTTAATTGTGATAAAGTTTTTATAGCTTTTTGTAAGTCTTTATGACCTTTTGGTGTAAACTTTACGATAATATCAGACATCTTTTTTCGCTTTCTCTTGTATCATTTTACTTTTTTTCGCCATCGCATTTTTAATTATAAAAAAATATTGTACCCATCTTGCAGGTTGCTCACCATAACTACCTGAATATGCTGGTGTTCCTGTTTCGGTGCAATATATGTATTGATTAAGAAGTTTTATGTACTTCTCATCTCTAACGTGATTTACACACGCAAAGAAAGGTAATTGTGCAGATATACTTTTTGCCACATCAAAATCCTTTCCCTTTTCTTCGTTAAAATTCTTAGTTTCTTGGGCAATTAACTCAATAACTGCCCAAACATCATCTTGTGATCTAAACTCTCGTGTTTCGTATCCGTTTTCCGTCTTTACAGGTAACTGTGCTTCGTATGGAAATTCACAATAAGAACAGCCTCCACAGCCGTCAGACAATATAGTCAGCTCTACTTGGAGGCTTTCTCTTCCCCCACTAAAAGATACTCCTGCATTTTAACAAAAATATCAGTTCTATCTTTTAATGTAAGTGTTTTTAGAAACTTATCAGATGTATCGCCGTCAATACAAATTCGTAACCACTTAGTAATCGTACTATTCATCATCTTCATACCTTTAGGATTACCTTTTTCATCATATTGATACTCTACTGAATCAAGAAGTTCATCTCTTTCATCTATAGATACATCTTTTAACTTAATCTTATTACCAGATTCAAGTTTAAATTCCATTGTTTATTCCTTATTTTTTGGTTTTTTTAGTTTTAGGTTTTTTTTCAACACCAACTTCTGTCCAACCATTTGAAAGTAATCTTTCAATCACTTTTTCATCATTAGACTTTTTGTGTTTTATATAACCTTTTTTAGTAAAACTTCTCATTTAAACTCCTTATGCTACGTTATCGCCACCTAATAAGTGTAAAGCGTTACCTGTGTCAGGTGCTAATACTTTAGCTTCAAAACTTACCATAGCCACATCATCACTTGTAACTTCACAACTTGTTAATTTAGCTTTACCTGCCCATATACCAAATTTTGATGCTGAGGCACCAGATGCAGTATTAAAAAACTCATTTGTTGGTACTTCAGGAGTTCCATCTACAGGTACATCAGCTAAATATAAACCTAGATATGAATCTTCTGCTACATCTCTGTAGGCTTCAACCATTTGGTCTGTTTCATTATCATATTTAACAGTTCCTCCATAAGTAATAGAAAGTTCTGGTAATGCTTTTGCCCATACTTCAGGCTCACCATTTGCTCCTGTTGCACCTAAAAATTGAGTTGGACAATCAATAGCAAAATTAAATGTTTTAAATAATGGAGTTATATCATCTGCTGATGCAGTTCCTTTAACATCAAGAACTCTTTCATCCCAATCACTTAAAAATAAAAAATTTGTTCCTATTGCAGTAGCTCCAGCAACTAATCCAGACACTTCTGCTTTTTCTGGTGCAGATTGTGTTTGAAATGTAGCAGAATAATTAAATCTACCTGCTGCACTATCCATATCAGCATCTATTGAAAAGTTTGTACAAGTACAACTTTTTAATTTATATGAATCTGATGCTGTTGGTGCATCAAAATATACTGATACTAAATGACTAAAATCACTATTGTTAGCAGGGTCAGTGCCCACCTTAAAATTGATTCCAGAATAATTTTTATCAAGTGTTAAAACACTATCACTACCTGCACCACCATCAAATTCATCACCTGTTGCACTTTCGGATAAAATAACCCACATTTCTTGTGTTAATCTACCTGATAAAGTAAATTCTGTTACCACCCTTTTAGTTGATGAAAATATTTGGTCAAATTCAGCTATTCTACCTGAACCTGACCTCATCTCAAACTCTTGTTGTGGATTAAATGTAGGTAGTGTTATACCTTCTACATCTACTCTACGATAATCTCCAACAGTAGCTTCAAATGTTCCAGTAGTACCTTCTGCTGCTATATAAACAGCAAATTGCTTACCAGAAAATGTTGTACTATTTAATGCCATTTGTTCCTCCTTAGCATAGTTATTATGCCGTTAATTTAATAGTTATTTGTTTATTATCCAATGTTTCCTACGTGATTGCATTGCCATTCCATTTCAACTGTATAAATACCATCTCCTTCTTCTGTATTCAATTCCGTAGATTGAACTCTACAATCAAAGGCTTTAGAGTTATCAGATAATGTCATTATTATATTATCGTGAACTAACGCCTCAATTCTTGAGGTGTATCTTAGTATATGATCTATTGTTTTAGTATTAATCATTTTTTCGTCAAAATAATATATTAATTTTATGTTAAATTGCCTTTCTTCAGAATGAGTCATAAAACTAATTAATGAAGAAGATTCAGGCAAAATTCTTAAATATTGTGAGCCGTGCATTTTTTCATAACCAACACAAGTAGGTAAAGATCCTTTAAATTCGGTTTCAATAACACTTTCTAGCTTATCAAGTATATTTTTAAAATTGTTAGTAAAAGTTACTGTCATTCTGTTTCATATCTCCTAAATGATGTTTTTCTAGTTCTAGTCATTTTAACTGATCTACCACTTGAAGCATCAACATCTTCATAAACGCCAAAACATTCAATTTCCCATTCATTATTTTGGATTGCATCAGTACTACCAGCAAATCTTATTTCAAGACCACCTGCAAGTGGCTGATAATCGCCAGATATAATAGTTGCACTTTGTGCTAATTGATTTTTTAACTTAGTCGAATCTTTAGTGTACACCTCATATTTAGCTTCGCCAAGTGCTCCAGCCGTTGTAATTAAAACTTTAATTAAATCATAAGTTCCATACCACTCACCTCTAGTATCTACAGGTCTTATAGCACCTGCCGTAGGATATACAACATCTCTTACTACACCTTGTGCTGAATCTCTTGTTACTTGCCAAGATAATGCAGCTTTACCTTGATTGATGTTTTCTATGTTTTGCATCGCCTCTTCCATAAGAGCATTAGCAAGTTCACTATTAGGATCGTGGCTTTTAATCATAAAGTTAGCAGCAATTAAAGCCGTAGTACGAATAACAATGTAATCGTAGTTACCTTCTTTGTCTTTCCAAGCCTCTTTAGGCATATTAGGGTCTAACATACTATCAAGGTATCTACTAGCATCAGTTCTGTATTGTGTAACTACTGTTGTAAATTGCTCACCTGCTTCTATTAATAAATCGGCAGGATTAAATGTATTTGCATAGATTAATACTTCATCATCTTGTGAACTATATAGCCATTGATTTTCTTCTGTCCAAGTTACACCTATATAAATATCTGTTGCTGTACTATGAGTAGCAGTAGATGTTCCTAAAAATCCTCTATCAACAGTAATAGTATTACCACCAATGTTCGTAATTAACATCTTTTCATCATCTATTTTAATAATATCACCATAAGCAAAAACATTACCATCTACCACATCTATCGCTGTTTCTATTATATCTATAGCTTCATCTGTATTTGTGGTAGAATCAACGTAATTCTCAGTTTTTTGATAAGATGATAAGTCTTGCCCATCTTTAAATAAATCTGTTACTAAACCTGAATTATCGCCTTGATATAAACTAAACCCAGCGTGTGTAAATAATGCTGTCCAACCATATATAGGTTTTTTACCATCAAAACTATCAAGTTGTGGAAATACTCTTTTTAATTCTTTATGTGTACAATATATTGGTGCTGCCATTTAATCTCCTACCATTTTTTGCAAGACCAATATCTTGCTGTTGTTTTATCTTTTGCTGTTGCACATCTATGTCTTGCCCTAAACGATTTACGTCTAGCAGGACTTGATTTTTTTATTCTCATATTAGGGTCGCCAAAAGTTACTCTTTTAGTTCTTCCACCATCATTAACAAAGACTTGGAACTTTTTTCTTCCATAACTAGGTTGCCCTTTTCTAATACGACTTGGCTTATTTAATCTAACTGATCTACCTCTGTATTTAGCCATTTTATTTCTTCTTTCTACGTTTAATCTTTTTAGTCTTTTTCTTTTTGTTTTTATTATGATACGGCATATTTCCTCCTATACGAATCCTAATAGTTCTACTTCTGCATTAATTTTACTGTTTACACTTCTTGCCGATATTGTAATAATACCATTTTCTTGGTTACCTG